TATTGAATTCATAGGGGTATTGAATTTATGTATTGAATTTATTAAAATGGATATCTATAATCTGAATGTTCTTCATCATATTTTTGTGGATTTTCCAATCTAATTTCTTCAATTTCTTGGTCAATGAATGCTTCAATTCTGCAACACAATTCATTTGTGTCATCATCATCTAACAATTCATATTCTTCAAGATGTTCTGACAATCTCCAATAATAACCTTTTTCGTTATGTACATCATTGCCAATGTCTGATAATGTTATTTCTCTACTCATATTTTTATTGTTTTAAATTATTAGTGATAAACATTTTTTTGTCTAAAATCTCTGTTCCAAAATGGTCTTTAATATGTTTATATAACCATTTTTGTGCTGGTACATTATGAAGTGTTTTTCTATCGACTAAGTCGTGTATATCGTACCAATTTACACCAATCAACGCACCTGCTAATTGAATATTTTGAATGTTATTTTTTAAGTGTTTCATTGTAGAATTGTTTTTTTAATTGTTTAACTTTTTCCTTAGTTTTTTTTATTTTAACCTTATAGCGTTCTATGTCATATTCCAATGAATCTATAATAAGTTTCTTAATCAGATAACTATTAAAATAATCCTTAATTTCGTTACATTTAGCTAAAACCCATTTCTCATTATGGCTTTCATTGTTGTAGGTATGAAGGGTATCAAAACCAATTTTTAATCCTGTTTCTGTTTGATGATGATAAGTTATTTCCTCATTACAGAACATCCCACTAAAACCCCAAGCATCAATGTGTCTCATTAAATAATCATATGCAAAATGTTCTTTTGGTATTTCTAAATATCCATTTCCCCAACTTCCAACGCCCTGTCTCATTTTTTCATCGTGTTCTATTGTTGAGATTATTATTTCTGTTTTGTTTTGTGTTATTTCTTTTGTTTTCATATTTATTGTTTTTATATTATGTTTTCAATACTACAAAACCCAACTGACATACACAAGTATTTTAACAATTATTTTTTTTTCTGCAGTCGTTCATCTAATATTATTTTCATGGTGGGTAGACCCGAATAATTTTACGATGTTCATTTGTATCGCACTATCTGTATATGTTTGGGCACAAGATTTTCTAATGAGAAATTTCAATATAATTTTACCGCCTGACACAAGAAGCGAAGAATACATAAAACTCATGAATGAAAAGAAAAGACAAAAAATAAAATTTTAAGGGATTATCTTTGATGAGTAATTCCATACACACACCGTAGGGGAAAAATAAAGTTTTATGTTTTACTACTTCCCTAGCCCAACGATATATTTAAGTGTAAGTATTGGGACTACAAAACAAAGTAAATCAAATACAGCAAGATATAAAGCTCCCTCATAAAAATCTGAGAGTGAAAAATTTACTCCTGTTACATTATCTAATATATAAACAAAAAACATAAACAGGAGCAGAGTATTAGCAGTTATTACAATATTTTTCATAGTATTCACCTCGTTTTTCTTTATATTATATCCGAATTATGTCTGAATCATGTCTGAATTAGCTGATATTAGTATCGAGCAAAGTGGACACACGTAGGTGGAATTGGTATTATATAATCAGGAAGTTATTAATCTTATTCAGACAAATTAGTAATAAGATTTTTCTTCAGGAACAACCTCAATCGAGGACTCTCGAAAGAACAAACCTATAAGGAATTCTATCGCATGGCTCTAGCAAGTTGCTTTTGCTATCGATATTTAACGCCTTTATAGGAATTGATAATGACTGAAATAAAATATATGCGTCCTAAGGACGTAGCACGTAAATATGCAATTGGGTTATCTACTTTTTGGAAATGGGTAGGTAATGGCAAACTTCCGAAACATCATGCAAAGCTATCTAAGAAATGTACTGTATGGAATGCAGAAGAAATAGATAAGGCATTCGAAGATATACATGATAATCCAAACCCTGAGAATGATGTTCTAAACTTCTCCCGAGCTGAGCAAAGCGAAGATCGGAAATCTTCGGAGATATCTTGAGTAAGATTGGGGAGGGCAAATTGATACCTTATCATAAGGATATGCCTTTCCCCCAACCTAGACTTGCTATCTACTATTGTGAGCAATATGAAGTAGCTAGAGTTAATGATGAATCTTTTTATTTGGAATGTCTAGAAGTGCTTTACAAGTACGATTTAAGGCAAAGACCAAAGGGGGTGAGTCATGGCTAGATGTTCATTCTTTACACTTGATGTTTCTTTCTATGACAATGATTTGTGGG